TTGTATTCCGTGTTTTTCACAAATCCTATCCCAGGGTTCTGCTATGTAGTGGTTGGGATATTTTTCTGATTTGTATTGAAAGTTGAGGCAGTGGCGTATCTCTTCTCCTTCGATAGACCAGGAAATAAGGTTTATGAATAGTGCCATCGAGATGAATGATAATACCATTGCTGTTAATATGATTGTTAATGTTGTTTTCATATTTTATTAGTTTAATTATTACCTCTCCCCTTCCCCAGCACCTTACATATCTATATCTTCCCAATCTTCATCGATACAGCATTCACATAGCTCTTCCTCGGCAAAGTTATCGTCCTCTGGTCTGGTCTGATCGACCTCAATGATGTGCTTGTCCTCACAAATAGGGCAAACAACATCCTCAGCCTCATATAAACACTCTTCGCAAAGGTGAGCTTCTTTATAAGGTCTCCATTTTACTTCGTAGCCCACCACCTCACACATATCACAGGAGGAGCAAGCTCTTTCGTTTTTATTTATTCTTTGCATTTTTTTATTTAACCTTTTTTATAATCTCCCGGCTTCTTGTATCTCATACTCCAATAATTCGGTATCATCAAGGACAACGCCCAGAATTAGAGAAGAGATGAGAATGATGACAATAAGCCCGATAGCCCTTATCATCTTCTTCCTCGGTGTTCTTCTATAATTTTTTTTCATCTTCTTGTTTTTGATTTTTGACCTTTATTTGATACTAGCAGGTTTAAAAAAAATGTCAAATTTATGAAATATATATTAAAATATTGTTACATTTTTGTTTCATCGCTACCATTATAGCACCTGCCAAAACGGTGTCAAATTTCTGTTGAATTTTATATTAAAATATGATATAATTGGTTAATGACCAAAAAAGAGTTTTTAATATTGTTTGAAAACTTAAACACTTTAAGCTCCCTAAGAGGTGCTAATTTTGCTTATTGCATTGCGAAGAACATAAAAAAAATGGAACCGGAAGTAGAAGCCATAGTGTCTGCAATAACCCCGAGTGAAAGATATAAAGAGTATGACAAAGAAAGAATAAAACTACTTAAAGAGAAAGCCAAAAAAGACGAGGAGGGAAATCCGGTAACCAAAAAAGAAAATGGAATAGAGTGTTTTGTTTTGGAGGGTGATAGAAAGGAACTTGACGATTTAATAGAAAAGTACAACGATGCCATAGAAGAAAGGAAAAAACAGGTTGAGGAATACCTAAAAATGCTTGAAAGTAATATAGAATTCGATTTTCATAAAATAAAAGTAGAAGAGATCCCAACAGACATAAGTGTCGAAGAGATGCTAAAAATAAAAGACATAATCGATGATTAAAAAACTAGAACAGGAAATAAAGGATTATACTCACGGAAACGTAGAGATATCCGAAGGCGTTCAATTCAACCAACACAAGCTGATAAAGAGAATCTATCTTTTTAGGAACAAAAAATACTCCGAGGGAAAACTAACATCACAAGGAAAATACAAATACTGGTACGACATAATCACTCCCAGACTAAACGATGAAGTAAAAAACCTAAGAATAGACACTAAGAACTTCATGGTGTTTTCAGAAAACCCGACAAAGGACTTCCCGGCCGTTTTTATTATGAACGGGGCAATGAATGAATACTTATGGGAGACGGATAAAGCAGAAGAACTAAACGACGTAGTAGAAACCTTTTGTGGTGATGGTAATGTTATTTTTAAGAGGGTATCGGGGGGATATGAAGTGTGTGATCCTACCAACATATTCATAACCAACATTAGAGCAAAAACGATTAACGAAACTGCCGTAATAGAAAGACACGAAATATCACAATCGGAACTGAGGAAAAAGTCTGGAATATACGAAAATGTAGAAAGGGTAATAGAAGAGTGTGGAAAGAAAGAAAAAAGTGCCACGAACGAGAGTATGAAGAAACTCACGACCACTCCTTACTATGAAATATTCGAAAGAAACGGAGAAGTCAGCGAAAAAGAGTTTAATGAAATAAAAGGAATCGAAGGAGGAGATGAGGATACATACTTCTTGGCGAAGATAATTATAGCTCGAGGAAATTCCACCTTCAACAAAGACCATATACTTTATGCCGAGAAAATAGAGGAAGAAATGTCCGACATATACATCACGGCACATAGAGGAAAATACAACGGAAGGTTTTGGCGTGAAGGGGTATTCGAATTGCTTTTTGACTATCAAGTAAGAGCAAACGAAATAGGAAACCAAATAGCTAGAGGACTTGAGTTTGCATCAAAGACAATATACAGATCAGCCGACCAGAGAACCATTCAAAACGTAATGACCGATATGGACAGCGGAGACGTGATACAGTCTGCCGATTTATCACAGGTAGAGGTAAGAATGCAAGCTATGGATCAACTGATAGCAGACTGGAATAGAAACATCGAAGAGGCCGATAGAATCGCCAACTCCTACGAAATAATACAAGGTAAAGTCCCATCAGGAACTCCTTTCAGGTTGGGCCAACTACTTGACACTAACGCTTCGAAGACTTATGTACTCCTAAGACAAAAGCTAGGAATATCCTTTAAGAAGATTTTCCGAAGATGGGTATTCCCGGAGATGGTTAAACATCTTAAAGGAAAAGACATAATCAGAATAACGGGAGACACAGCTTACCTGGAAAAATTCAGAGAGATGATAGCAAAGAACTGGTATGCTAGAAATTTAATAAATATGGAACCCCACACCACAGATATCAAGAAAGCCCTTTTAGAAGCAAAGATGCAAGACTTGAAAGAAAAAGACCCCGTTCTAAAAAACAACGAAAAGATTTGGGAGGATGTATTACCTAGGTTGCAACTCACAATCACGGGTGAAAACATGGACAGCGCCGAAGAGATAGAGACCCTCACAACCTTCATCCAATTGGAAACAGAGCCAATCAGAAGAGGAGAATTAATGGATATAGCTTACAAGGCCAAAGGATATGATATAACACCGATGGAAGAAATCATGCAACAACAAGAGCAACAACAATCGGAGATGGAAAGATTATTAGCCCAACAACAAGGCCATGAACAACCAGATGAGCGAGGAGCTACACAACCTCTATAAAAAACTAACCGATCCAGAAGAAAGAAGAAAAGAAGAAAGAAGAAAAAGAATTAAAAAAAATGTCGAAAGACAGAAGAAAGATTATGGGCTATAATCAAAAAAAAGAAAAAGTAGAGGAGCTTTCAAAGTTAATAGAGATCAACAGCAATAAGGTCGACACTAAGAGCGTGTCTAAGATAAACGAATTACAAGAAAGGCTACAATTTAACCTCAAGAGCTTAGAAGAGCAAGGACTGGACAAAAAGATAGAGACAATGGAAAAAGTATTAAAGATACTAAAAGATGAAAAGAAAACCATTATTACATGAAATAGCCCAAAGCCCACAGGGGGATCTATTAAGAAACTTCCTTACCGAAAAAGTAAAGGAGCTCAACGACGTATCAACACTCCCCAAAAACTGGACATACAAAGACAGAGCCGTAGAGGTAACAGCCAGGCAACACGCTATTAAAAAACTACAAGAGATATACGAAGAGATATTACCCATACAAGAAGAAGAAGTAGAAGCAAACGACGAAATGAGAATTTACTATGGACAATAATGGAAAAAGAAAACCAATCAAAGAACCAAAAACTGAACCCAAACGGGGTAAACCAATATACCGCCCCGGATCCGAGACAGCAGAAATGCCTCGCCCTTTATTTAGACCCGGAAAGCAAAACATACGCTAATCTATATCAATCCTCAATAAAAGCAGGATACACGCACGAATACGCCAAAAACCTTTCATCAATAATGCCTAAATGGCTATCGGAAAGCGTAGGAAACGTTGAAATGATAAAGATGGCGGAAAAAAACCTAAAAGAATTCTTACAGAACAAGGATGATAACGCATACAGATGGAAAGCAAGTGAGTTTACACTAGAAAGATTGGCAAAGAAGAAATACGGTAAAAACATAGACATAACAACTAAGGGGAAGAAGATAAACTCATTAAGAGAACTATCAGATGAAGAGCTTGAATCCATCATCAGCGAAAAAAGAGCTAGCAAGGAGAGAACTGGCAAGGAGGAGGCTTAGAGATTACTGTTCTTACATTTACGAGGGATATAAGAAGAACTGGCACATAACCTTATTAGCAGACCTCTTACAGGACGTCTACGAAGGAGAAATAAGGTTTTTACTTGTAGAGCTTCCGCCTCGTCATTCAAAAAGCCTTCATATATCACAACTATTCCCTTCGTGGGTTTTGGGTAAAGATAAAGATAAGAATGTAATAGTATCATCATACTCATCAGAACTAGCAACCGACCACGGTAGAGAAACAAGAAACAGAATAAAGACAAAAGAGTATCAGAACCTATTTCCTGGAACAGAATTAGCTGTAGACTCCAAAGCGAAAGGAAGATGGAACACTAACGGCAAAGGGGGATATGTAGCCGTAGGTGTGGGAGGTTCAATCACCGGAAGAGGTGCGGACTATTTCATAGTAGATGACCCCTTTAAGGACAGAAAGGAAGCCGATTCGGAAACCATAAGGGAAGATAGGTGGAAATGGTTAAAACAAGTAGCCAGAACACGTCTAACTCCCAAAGGATGTATGGTAATACTGCAGACCAGATGGCACGAAGACGATATTATAGGGAGAGTGGCATCCGATGAAGACTGGACAAGTTATTGGAATTGGAAGAAAGGAGATAAAGCAAAGTGGGTAAGACTTACTCTCCCAGCCATAGCTGAAGACGATGAGCCACACAGAAAGAAAGGTGAAGCACTATGGCCAGAACAGTATCCATTAGAAGAGATTAAGGAAATAAAGCAGGAGATAGGACCTTATGGGTTCTCCGCACTCTACCAACAAAACCCGGTAGACGATGAAAGCAGAGAATTTAAAAAGAACTGGTTAAACTATATAGAATGGGAAAAGGTAGATATGAAACGAACAAGAAATTTCGTAACCATAGACCCCGGCGGAAAGAAGGTAGAACATGACTTTAGTGGAATCGTAAGGAATTATGTAGACTCACAAAACAACTGGCACATAAAGGCAATGAGGGTTCATATAGACAGTGCCGAACTAATAGATTACATATTCAAGCTACACGACGAAGGCTTTGAGGTGATAGGAATAGAGGATACCGTATACACCCAAGCAATAAAGCCTTTCCTGAACGAAGAGTGTAGAAAGAGAAACAAATTCCCTAAAATCGAACCGTTAAAGCACAGAGGATCAAGTAAAGAATCGAGAATAAGAGGACTGATACCAAGATACAGTAGCGGATCCGTATATCACATTAAAGGAGAATGTAGTGACCTGGAAGAAGAAATGAGAACATTTCCTAAAGGAACATATGACGACACATTAGACGCACTAGCATATCAGAATGAAATAGCCGAGCCACCTATGGAAGAGAGACTACGAAGAGAAAGAGATGTTAATGCAATGAAAAGAAGGGAGAGAGCAAAAGCAGATTTCGGGTTGTAATTTCGGCTTAAATATGATATAATTAGCCAATAAAACAGAGAAGAATAAACCTTTGCGCTTAGTAGTTTCTTTACTGGGGATTTACTCGCAAAGGTTTGTCCCCAGCAAAGACGCTATTAGGCGTCTTTTTATCATAATTTCCTTTGGTGAAGAAATCCGAAGCCGAAGGGGAAAACTATGGGAGATACCCAAAAAAACGAGGAAAATCCTACTCAGCCTGATGAGGATAAACAACAGGAAGAGCCAGTGGAGGAGGAAGTCAGAGAGGAGATTGCTTCCGAGTTAAGCCTCGACCCGGAAGAACAGTCCGACCTCTTAGACAAACTCACTAAGAGAGAAGTGGAAAGAAGACAAGAGCTTGGTAAAGCTATCAGGCAGAAGATAGAATGGAGAGAGAAAGCAAAACAAACTTCACAAAAAGAAGAATCCAAAGGGAACACTCAGGAATCTTCTACGGACGTTAAGGCGACAATAAGAGAGGAAATAGAGAGGATGGAACTGGAAAAGATGGACGTTCCGAAAGAAATTAAAGAGGATATACAAAGAGTCGCAAAACTTAACGGGCAGTCCGTAAGAGACGCCGCACAAGATCCATACATCAAGCATAAGCTGGAACAGGTGCAGAGGTCTCAGAAAAACGAAGAGGCTAGTATTAGCCGTACGGGAAAACCTTCTCCTGTACAAGCCAACCTGAATGAACCTCCTAAATTTGACTACTCTACCGAAGAGGGTAGAAAAGAAGCCAAAAAGTGGAGAGAGAAGGTTAAGCAGCAAGGAGAAGACCGTGCTTAACAATTAAATAAATGAGTAGAGTATTAACTGAACTCGACAGAGAGTATTGGGCATCTGAGGTTCAGGAAACTCTGTTTGTGGAAAATACTGCTCTCTACCTTGCCGGTGGAGAAGCACAAAGCCATCTTTCGAACGATGGTAAGAAATTCCATAAACCGATTATTTCCAAACCCAGAACAGGTTCCTATACTCCTTATGAGGATATAGAATTTAAAACGAAATCAGCCGAAGACCAGGAACTTGAAGCTGATCAGATGGACTACGCCGCAGAAGAGATCGACGATGTAGATGCTAAACAGAACTACTACGACGCTCTCGGACATGCCGGTAGGTCAATGCAAAGACAGCTCAACAACAGGATCGAACAGTATTTCAACGACCAAATTGAAGATGCANNACACAACATTGATGCAAGACAATTCGGTGGTTCGTCCGGTAGTCCAGCCTCTATGAGCACTTCAAACATCAACAAACTGTTCACGGGTTCTCACACCATAATGGATTCAGTAGACGCACCTATGCATGGTAGAACGTCCGTAATCGGAGCACACACCCTTGGAATCATTAGAGACTACAAAGGTGAAAGAGAGACCGGATATGGAGACAATGTTCTTCAAAATGGTATAGTAGGTCCTTTCCAAGGATGGGAACTTGTTTACAACAACAACCTTCCATGGAGTGCTGAATTCAAGATTGACGACACACCAACAGATGGAGATACCGTAACAGTTGCGGGAGTAACCTTTACTTTTAAAGACACTCTCGGAAATGATGCCGGTAATGTTCTTATCGGCGGTAGTGCTGCCGGTGNAAG